TTCATCCGCAAGGTTGTGAGGCACGTTTTGACTGAAGCTGAACTTCAGTCGCTTCCAGTCATCAGGCTGAACGCCGATGTTAGTCATATCGCTAAAGAGAATTGAATACAGTCTCCGTAATGACGGCATGAACTTTCGCGCTTTAGTCACAGCTTTGTTGCGCATTGGCAGCAGCTTATATTCAAGCGCCACGCCTGAGCTATTCCCGCTGAAAGCTTCGTCATTCATGTTCGGGATCATCGCCACCTGGTGAATCTGTTCAATCAATCGATTGATATGATTCTCTTGCATCGTGTCGCCATCGGGTTTCTGAAGAAACTCGGCGCGTGCCTTAGTCGCATCGGTGTCTCTAGAATACAGGATCTGATTGCCGTCAAGATTCAAGCTAACGTTGCCATCTTCATCGTCTAGGTCGATACCAAACAACACCAAATAGGCGTTATCAAAGTACTCAACTTGGTTAGCCTTTTGCGACTGGGCTTTGTTGAGCCCATCAAGCAAACTCATAACATTATGGTTAACGCCAAGTCGTTCCTCGTTCTCGACGAACTCGACCGCGGGAACCACGCCATAAACGTTCGCGGGCTCGGCTGGTTTACTCATTTGCACATCATCGGTAAACGGATAGGCCGCATCCTTGGTGTAAACCACGCCAGTCAGTTTCAAGCTGACATCATAGGCATAGCTGACAAACGCAAGCGGTTGACGCGCAACTGTGTCGTCATAAATCATGAACGCCCGTTCGGGGCTAACCACCGTCGTGCGAGTTTCGCCAGCTTCGTCTTGATAGACCTGCATGTAGCTGCGGCCATAGATATCAGCTTGCTTAGACAACTCGGAAAACTGGTCCACAAAGTCATCGGCTGCGTGCCAATCTTGCAGGGCTTGGTTACCAGCTTCATCCCCATCAAGCGTGATTTTAGGCGGGATACCAGCAAAGAACCCATTAAAGGTGTCGATGTTGTAAGCCGCATAGTTGATCATCAACCGGTTATCTGGTCGAAAGTCAGCCTTAGGTGCGCCGTCAAACACGGCTTGGTCACCCTTGTAATACTTCATTGCCTTGCGAAAATCGGTTCGTGGACCACCTTCGTGATACAAAATAACGGCCTGCACATCGGCGGCCGTCAAGTTCTTATCAACAGGGAAAATGTAGACCCCGTCATCCGTCACTTGCACATCTCCTGCAAGTAATGGTTGTGTTTCTGATTTAGCCAATGGCGGCACCTCCTAAATATATCGATTCTTAATCACACGGGCTTTAGCATGAGCCTGGCCGTTAATCTCCTCGACGGCGTAGCGCCAAGCATCCATCCCGTGGTTGTAACTGTCGACGGGCTTGTTTGTATACTCACCAGTCTTTTTATCCTTGATGTACGTATAGTTCTGCAATTCCTCAATGAACTTGACACACCGATCATCAACAACGATATGCCACTGCTGTAGGAAGCTGATACCCTGAGTAATACTGTCTGGGCCTTTCTTGGCTGGGCGAATACGGCGAATGCCTTCACGCTTGATTTCATCAATAGACTTCTTTTCAGCAGCATCAGCCGTGATCACTTCCTTGCCGTAACCCATCTGGATAATGGCCTTGGCAATCTGATCATTCAGCATCCCCTTGCGCGCGAACTCCTCCATGATGTACATGGTCTTTGATTTCGCATCCGTTTTAACGTGGATGAAAAAGCTCGGGTCATTAACATAACCAAAGTCCAGCCCAAACATTGACGGCAAACTCTTGAGGTGCTCATCTAATGGATTTAAGCGACGCGTTTCAAAGTGTGGGAACACTAGCTTATCCAATGTGGCAAACTCACCAAGCGCGTAGATTCGATAATACGCAGGGTTAGTCTGCTCCAAACTCTCGATATTCTCGCGGCTCACATCATCAAGGAACACATTGTTGTGATAAGTTGATTGAATAATCTTGGTATTCTTGAGTTTGGCTGCGGCCTGAGGGTCAAAGAATCGCTTATAAACCCAGTTCAATTTGCTGACCGGATTAAACATCAAGAAAATCTGGCGTTGCTTATGAATTGGTTCACGCAAACGCAATGTTAGTTGCGTGTAATCTTCAAGGGTGAAGTCCGTTGCTTCTTCCATGACCACGTCGGACACGGCTTTGATGGACTTAATTTTTTCTGGATCGTCATTCCCTTTGAACAAAAAAATCGCGCCATTAGGTAGCGTGATTTCAAAGTTGGTGTTATTGATTTTGCAGTATGGCAGTAGCCCGAACGCTTCTAACCCTAGCTTAACGTCCGTCCAGATAGAATCGCGAACCGTGGCCGCAACTTTCCGCAACCATAGGACCTTACGGGGATGCTTCCAGGGCTGAATGGATTTGACGATCACCTTTTGAACGACGCCGTGGCTCTTACCACTAGCAGCACCACCAAAGTAGACCTCAGTAAAGGTGTCGTAATCATACAAGCGTTTGTAGAAGTCCGGGTTAAAGACGGTGCGCCAGTCATCGATTTCAAGATTGATTGCCATCTGGATCAGGGCCTCCAATCTTGATGTTGATGTCTGAGCTAGATAAATTGATGTCAGTACTTTTGGCATAACCCGCCCGATCCAATAGGTCTTTTGCGGCGTTGAAGCGAACTAGCTCTGACTTAGCTTTAAGAAGATTCTTCATCGTTCGCAGTGCCTCCGGTGCGGCCCTGCCGATAACCTTATACGTGTATTGATCCAGGGCCTCGTTAAATTCTGGATTGTCTTTCCAGCGTGACAACGTAGTTTCATGAATTCCTAGCTGTGCGCTAATTTTTTTCTGAGTGAGACTGCTGTCAACAAGCATCTGTATAGCGTTTTGCTGTTTCTTTGTGAGCATGCAATCTCACCTCCTTATTAGCGAATATTAGCTACCAGCAGATTATGGACACGTTCACCTTCGTGTTCAGCGGCGTGACAACTTGCACACAAAGTTATGCCATTATCGACCTTGATGCGCGTTGCAGGTGAGTCCGACCAATATAAAATATGATGTGCGCACAATTGTGTTTGACTCCCGCACTTTTGACATTGGTATCCATCCCGTTTCATTACTCTTTTCCGCCACTGCAAAACAAGAGGATCATCGCGTGATTTCACAACAGCCTCGCCATCAAGCAATTGATTAACTCCATGAGCTCCAATCTCAGTTTCGAGAAGATATCGAGCCGCCAGCTTTTGGTTTTGTGTGGTATTCTCTGACAAAAGTACTGCCACGGCCTCAATTCGTTGTTCTTTAGTTAGCCAGAGTTTGTTTTCAAGCATTAAAACTCGCGCTAGGCGACGACATGCAACTATTCGTCGCTTAACTGGATCCTTAATTCGAGAAAACTCAATTTGCTGTTTTCTAAGTGTTTCGCTTACCACTCAGGTCACCTCCTATTCGGTATATTCCAGTAGCTCTCTAATTTCACATAGCTGATCAGATGGTAAGAACCAGTCTTGGCCCTCACCAATGATAAAGTGGTACATTGCAACCTTGGTTCCGGCCAACAGCATTTTCATGGTTGCATCAGGTATGGTCACGGCAAGCCGTAATTCAGTACATGACGTGCCATCGTCTTCGTTGTAGCCCCAGTAAAAGACTTCGTAATGCTTACCCACGGGACCACCTCCTGACTACACAAAATGGGCCGTCCATTACAGACAGCCCTTAACCGATTAATTTTACAATATCATCGTAGCACGAAACGTATGCCTTTTGGTTGCGAATATTATGCACGGCTACGCAATCCAGCAATCAATAAAATCCTGCAATCCGACGACCCCAAATAACATTACTGATAGGTCCTGCACGGCCTTTGTCAGCTCACGACTGACACCTGACTGATTGATTTTCCATTGGTCGGCCAACTGTTGTTGCGTCATGCGCTTGGGCGCTAAATACCGCTGATACACCATCTGCCAACGGCGGTGCTCACTCTCGTCGCCACCCTGACAAACTTGCTTATAGGAAGCCAGGATGGCATTCACATATCGCATCAGTTGTACAGTCTTGATGTTGTACTTGGCCAGCTCATGATCTTCGACCTTCACCCCAGTTAATGCTTCATACAGGTCTGGGTCTTGAATAAAGGCCTCAGGGTCTGCATCAACATGGGCTTGTAACTTTGGGTATTCCCGCAATAGTAGCTGTGTGTTTCGCAGCCGATGATCTTGCTCGTCACGGTGGGCTTCTTTTCTTGACTGCTTAGCCTGCTTGGCAATAATGCCAGTGATCAGCTTCACATCATCTTTGGTTAAACTCATTTACTCACTTCCTCCCTGCTTCTTTGATTCTGGCCTTGACGGCTTCAAGCAATGCATTTTGGCCTTTGGCTTTACCTTGCAACACAGTCAGCACTTGCTGGTCGATAGTGCCCTGGGTGACCAGATGGTGGACAATAACGGGCTGGGTCTGGCCTTGGCGATCAAGGCGGGCGTTGGCTTGCTGATAGTACTCAAGCGACCACGTCAGACCGAACCACACAATGATGTGACCGCCCTGCTGTAAGTTGAGCCCGTGACCTGCTGACTGTGGTTGCGCCAACATAACAGGAATCTCTCCATGATTCCAGCGCTCCACGTCATCGGACTTAGCATCGAACGCCTTGGCTTCTGGGATTGCTTCAAGGATCCGCGATAAGTCATGCTTGAAGTTGTAGAACACCAGAACGGGTTGACCTTGGGCTTCCGCGATGATGCCCTTAAGTGCATCAATTTTCTGGTCATGAATCTTAACCACTTTGCCGTCATCATCATAGATAGCACCGTTGGCTAACTGTAAAAGCTTGTTGGTCAACACTGCCGCGTTACTAGCGGTGATCATCTCGCCATCTTCCTCGGCTTCAAGGATAAAGTCCTTTTCAAGTTGGCGATATTGTTTGATTTGACCGGGCTTCAACTCGACTAGCACCGTGTTATCCGTTCGTGGTGGTAGCTTCAGATAGTCCTTAGCTTTCATACTGACAGCGATATCGCCGATTGCATCATAAATCTTGGCTTCTGCACCTTGGTCAAGCTCCCACTTGTAAACAATATGGCCGTCGCCTGCTCCTGGGTGGAAATAGGTTCGGCGATAACCCGTGATAGTCTTGCCCAGTCGTTTACCTTGATCAAGCAAATACATTTCCGGCCACAGGTCCATTAGGCTGTTCGGTGCTGGCGTACCTGTTAGACCAATCACCCGCTGCATCTTTGGCCGCACTTTACGCAGGGCTCGAAAACGGGTGGCATTGGACGATTTAAAGCTTGATAATTCATCGATCACCACGGTGTCAAAAGGCCAGCGCTGTTTGTAATAGTTCACCAGCCACGTCACGTTCTCACGATTGGTGATGTACAGGTCTGCATCTGCATTCAAGGCTTTGATACGCTTGGCTTCGGTTCCTAGCACTAGGCTGGTGGTCAGATGCTTTGTGTGGTCCCACTTAGCAACCTCAGTGGGCCAAGTGTTTCGGGCAACTGACAAGGGTGCCACGATCAGAGTTTTATTGACGCCACCAAGCAGGTCAATCATCCACCCCAATGCGGTTAACGTGGTCAAAGTTTTCCCAAGTCCCATATCTAACAGCAACGCGCAGTATGGGTGGTCGATGATCCACTGAGCCGCATAAGCTTGATAAGGGTGCAACTTTGCTTCTGTCACAATGGATCCCCCCAGATTAACAGGTTATCGACTTTTTCTTTGCTATCAACCACATGAACAAGCTGGCCAAAGTCACGGAACTTTTCAATCATCCGTACCTGATCTGGCCTGGGTTTCCCGCCTGGCCGCTTCAACTCGACAAACATCTGATAGCCATTAGGTATCAAGATGAGCCGATCAGGCACGGCCCTGTGTCCCGGACTAACAAATTTCAGGCAAAGCCAGCCTTTTTCCTTGCATCTCTTTACGAGATATTGTTCGACTTTTGCTTCAATCACAAATCTCACTTCTTTCAACAGTGTGACAGGTGTCCCACCTGTCACACCTTTTTTCTTATATAGCTTAAATACCCCATTTAGCATAGGTATTACTAACCAATACCTATGCTAATTAATATAAACAACCTATTAGAGTAAATAGGTGTGACAGTGACCCTAACCTCCCACCCGCCCTTTAGTACCAAGGCTTTAGCTGTCACACACCCCGTCACACCTACCACTTTCAGGTGTGACAGGTGTGACGGCATGCCCATATTAGGTGTCACACCAACATACGTTCGTAGGTCACTTGTCTACCATATCCGGGTCCGAACCTTGTACGTCCTTTATCCGAACTATGACGTGACCAACCATCAATATTGTTCAGTATATTTCTGATTTCGGCCGCCTTCACCGGTGCCAAGTTTTTCACTTCACCGCCGACCAACTCGACCCATATTTCAAGAACACAGACCTTCATCCGTTTGACCTTACCCGCTGCACTTGGCGCCAATTCGTCGGACTTAGCATCCCCAGCATTGCCAATATATTGGCGGCGCTCAAGTACCGTTTTGGTATACCAGTCGTCAGTGATCGGGATATCCAGGTAGTCTAGGATCATGCCCTCAAGGCTGCTTTCCTCGGTGTGAAGTTCTTGCTGTTCAAGGGCTAACTTCTCTTCGTCCCTATCTAGGTAAAGTTTTTCCCCAGCGTTGTACTTCACAACAGCTTCAGCCCAGATCTGGTCGACAACATCTTGAGTCAAGTCATCAAATGGTTGGCGCTCACGGTCCTGGACCCCAACGTCGACGGGCCAATAACGACGGTTACCCGTGCGATCACGCAGAAACTGCGGGTCGTTCGATGTGCCCCAGAACACGGTCTGGCGCGGAAAGTACTGTTTACGGCGGCCGTACGCTGGCCGGAACGCGTCTTCAGTCTTAGAGATGAAAAGCTTTGTGGCTTCGATATCGGCCTTTTTGGTGGCTTTCAGTTCGCCCATTTCCATGATCCAAACACCTTGCAACGCTTCATAAGCTTCCTTACCACTGACAGTGTCCAGCGTGTCCGAGTACCATTTCCCACCTAACTTGGCTGGCAGGGTGGACTTACCCAAGCCCTGCACGCCTGTCGTGATCAACATGTAATCGAACTTACAACCGGGTTTCATCACCCGCGACACCGCAGCCACAAGAAACTTGCGGGTAACGG